GACTGAAGAATACACAGCAAAATTAAGAATTGATTACAGTGTTGATGATAAGGCATTTGAGTCAAAAGATTTTATAATTATCAATATTTAATAGTATATGGCAAATAAAAAAATATCTTATACTGAAAGAGATTTTGAAGGTTTAAGACAGGACCTCATAAATTACACTAGACAATACTATCCTGAACTTATTGATAATTTCAATGATGCTTCAGTATTTTCTGTATTCTTAGACCTTAACGCAGCCATTGGTGATAACTTACATTACCACATTGACCGTAGTATCCAAGAGACTGTATTACAATATGCACAACAGCGTTCATCTGTTTATAACATTGCAAGAACATACGGATTAAAAATACCTGGTTACAGACCTTCAGTTTCTATGGTAGATTTTTCAATCACTGTACCAGCATTTGGTGATAAAGAAGATGCAAGATATTTGGGTATTCTAAGAGCGGGTTCTCAAGTTGTTGGTGGAGGACAAACATTTGAAAATGTTTATGACATTGATTTTGCCTCACCATATAATAATAGTGGGTTTCCAAATAGAATCAAAATTCCTAATTTTGATTCCAATAATAAACTAATTAACTACACCATAACAAAAAGAGAAACTGTCGTTAATGGTATAACAAAAGTTTTTAAACAGGTTATCAATCCAAGTGATGTTATTCCTTTTTATGAAATATTTTTACCTGAAAGAAATGTTTTAGGTATAACTTCAGTAATACAAAAGGATGGGACAAATTATCAAGCCACACCAACATATTCAGAATTTATAAGTTCACCTAATAAATGGTATGAGGTTGATGCATTAGCTGAGTCAAGAGTGTTTATTGAGGACCCAACAAAACCTGCAGATTCTGCTGGTGTTAAAGTGGGTAAGTGGTTAGAAACAGATAATAGATTTATTTCAGAATATACACCTGAAGGTTTCTTAAAGATGACTTTTGGTGGTGGTACAACAACTCCTGACCAACAATTAGCACAATTCTCACAAACAGGTATTCCGATGAGAATTCAAGATTACCAAAATAATATTGGTTTAGGTCTTACAGTTACACCAAATACTACATTGTTCATTCAATATAGAATTGGTGGTGGTACATCATCAAATATTGGTGTTAATGCTATTAATCAATTAGGTACTATTAACTTCTCAGTAAATGGACCTTCAGACAGTGTTAACCAAACAGTTAGTAATTCATTAACTGTGAATAATGTTACCGCAGCTATTGGTGGTGCTAATCAACCAACAACTGAAGAAGTAAGAAACATGGTTGGTTTTAACTTCTCATCACAAAAAAGAGCAGTTACGGTAAATGATTATCAAACATTGATTGCAACAATGCCTGGTAAATTCGGGGCACCTGCTAAAGTAGGGATTACTGAAAACAATAATAAAATAGTTGTTCAAATGTTGGCTTACGATGCTGATGGTCAATTAACCGAAGTGTTGTCTAATACATTAAGAAATAATGTGGCGACTTATTTATCAAACTATAGAATGATAAATGACTATGTTGAAATTACAAGTGCTCAAGTTATTGATTTAGCGTTTGATTTATCTGTTGTATTTGAGTCAACACAAAATCAGGGTCAAGTAATTACAGAAATTGTAAATCAACTTTCACAATACATGAGTTCATTGAACCGAGAATTAGGTCAAAATTTAAATGTATCAGAAGTTAGAAGAATAGTACAAGACGTTTCAGGTGTTATCTCATTATCAGATATTAGTATCTTTAATAGGACGGGTGGGGATTACTCGTCATCACAAACATCACAAAGATATTCTAACTCGGCAACAAAACAAATTGAATTGATTGACGATACTATTTTTGCTCAACCTAATCAAATTTATCAGGTTAGATTCCCGAATAAAGACATTACTGTTAGAGTTAAGGACTTAAAGGGTGTTTCTTTCTCATAAGATAGTTTACATACACGAAACAACTTTTATTTTTAAAATTGGATAGATAAATATTTATCTTAAAAGTCGCATATGCCCAAGTCATACAGAATACGAACACAACCAGGTGTTGACAAAAATATTAAAGTAGAAGTTTCACAAGATTTTGATTTTCTTGAGATATTATCTTTAAAGTTAAGACAAGAAGATGTTTATACTAGATTTTGTGCAGACTATGGTGTTGTAGTTGGTCGTGTAATCACAAACGGTGGTTACGGGTTACCTAATGCTAAGGTTTCTGTTTTTGTACCTTTAGATAGTGTAGATGAGAATGACCCGATTATTTCCACACTGTATCCGTATAAAAACATAGGTCAAAAAAATGAAGATGGATATAGATACAATCTTTTACCGTATGAACAAAGTTATGGTGGACATACACCAACGGGAACATTTCCAACTGAAGATGATATTCTAACAAGACAAGAAGTTTTAGAAGTATATGAAAAATATTACAAATATACGGTAAAAACAAATGAGTCTGGTGACTTTATGATTATTGGTGTTCCTTTAGGGATTCAAAAGGTCGTTATGGACCTTGATTTGTCTGATATGGGTTGTTTCTCATTGAGACCTTCAGATTTAATTAGAATGGGTTTAGCCACAGATGGTCAAGTGGCGGGTCAACAGTTCAGAGCTTCAACAGACTTAGAAACACTCCCACAAATTATAAATGCGGTGAAAGATGTTGATGTTGCTTCTTTTTGGGGTCAAGAAGACTTATGTACGATAGGTATTAGTCGTGTTGATTTTGACTTAAGAGACTACGGTGTTGATATAAAACCACATGCAATTTTCATGGGTTCATTATTTTCTAATACGGATGAAGATGGTATAAAAGAAAATTGTGCACCAAAACGAAGTACGGGTAAATTATGTGAAATGGTAACTTCACCTGGTAAAATATTAGCCATTAGACATACAATAGACAGTTATAAAGAAGATAACAATGAGTTTTATCCAATATTAGAAGAATATAAGTTAGAAAATGGTGGTAATATTATTGATTCAGACGGTACGTGGTTAGTTGAAGTCCCAATGAATTTAGATTATGTGGTGACCAACGAATTCGGAGAACAAGTTTTATCTAGCGACCCATCTATTGGTATTCCAACAAAAGGTAAATATAGATTTAAAATTGAATATCAAAATGAAGGTGGGTTACAAAACGAATTTCAAAGAGCAAATTACTTAGTGCCAAATGTTAGAGAATATGTCAAGACTAACAACCCAAAAGACCCAGGTATTGATTCCAATAAATCATATGCCTTTTCACTTGATTGGAAGGATTATGCGGATACTGACCTAAATGGTGGTATTACAATATATGGACGTAAGATGATACAAGAGGCTATTGATTGTAAGGACCGTTTTTATGAGTTTAATTATAATAAAGTATATACAGTTTCTTCACACATTGACCGTTTTAAATATGGATTAGGGGACTTAAAACATATAGGTATTAAAAATATTGATGATAGTATATGTAAATCTAGTGTTAATAGATTTCCAGTGAATGACGGTGAACAAAATTCAGGAAATCTTTTTTTCTTTGATTTATTGATGTTATTATTAAAGGTAATTTTTATACCTTTAATTTTAGTGATGCATATAGTCTACATGATTTACGGTATCATAGCATTAGTTATTAATTTATTTATATGGCTTATTAACACCTTTAGTTTAGATTCATCTAAACCAAAAATTTCATATGTAAAACAACAAAAACTAACTCTACCAATGATATCTTATCCTGATTGTGAGAGTTGTCCGTGTGACCCACAAACTATTGATGCTCCAAATTCTAGTCCTGTCGGTGCTAACCAATCACTTTTAGCAAATATAAATGATAGAGGGTTTTACAACACATTTACTAACCAAGATGAAGAGTTTAATAACGATATGAAATGGATATTGGCGGGTAATGAAAAAGGTCAAGGAGATGGTAATTTACAAAGAGTTCCATTGTTTAAAGATGGTTACAGGTGGGGATTTTCTAATGGACCTACTTTAGCTCAAAAAATTAATTTATTAAATCAAAGGTCAAGATATTTTGTTAAAGAAGCGTTTGACTATCAAAATGGAGTTGCTGGTGCAACTAATAAGGAAGCAAATATAATTAAAACTACAGTAAAAAATAATAAACCTGGCACTAATACAGATGATTATTCAGAAGAATTATATGATAATGTAATGGTTTTATTTTGTGATTCTAATACCCTATCAACTTTAGGTGTGGGTACTATATTGACTTTTAGTGATATTGAGTCAATTAACGACCCTAATACTACGGGCGCAACACAAAACCAATATGGTAACACTTCAGTTACAGGTACAACAAAATATGATAAAAATAATTTAGTTACTGCTACTATTGATAATATATTACCAGATGGTACCAAAAAAACCACAACACTAAAAATATTATCTGATGAAAATGAAAAATATTACAATTTTAAATCAGGAGTTGAATATTTTCAGATAATCACAGGAGGTACCGTATCTGAATATCGTACAATATTAAATAATATACCATCTAATGATAGAAAACATTCAGTAATAAATAATTATATTATTAATTATCAACAACAATTTTTATATAGGAAAAATTTCTTTCAGGACACTCCTGGTATTGGTTATGTAAAACCTGTTGATAAGCTTAAAGATAGTGCAAGTTATGAGATAATATTTTTAACAAGAGGTGTAGACCCATACACTAAGAGACAAAATATTGAATATGATTTATCACAGTTGTTTGGGTTAAAATTCGGTAACATTACAGTTGAAGGTAATTACTTACTTAATATTCCGATACAACAAACGGATAGTACTAAAGTTAATACATATTATGATTATAAATCACCTGAGTCTCATAATATTAGTAATAATACCAATAATACTGTATTATTTCATCCTTCATACACTTTTACTGCCGACACTAACAATTTCACAGCATTTACAAGTTTAGAATTATGTAGGTATTCATCTATGGATGAAAGTAAAAAAGATTTTTATGCTGCACCAAATGATTCTCCACACACACCAAGAAAATATAGTGATACCCCGACATCGACATGGGGTGGTATTAAAAGTGAAAACGCTTCTGATAATACCATTAATGGACAATTCAGATATGATGGTGCTGGATTATTATCAATTTTTAAGAATTCCGGTGTTTTCCCCGATGATGGAAGATTCTTTAGTCCTGTATATTATAACGGTAATAGGGTGTTTAACACAAATAATGCTTATAATTATGGTAATAACTATAATGGTAACATT